CTATCTTGTGGGGGGTGAGGGGTGTTGTGGTTGACCGGCTCCGCGCCTAAGAACCCCGTGCTGAGGGCGAGGCTCATAGAGGCTGGCGTAGGCTTTATGGATCACCTCCAGACGGTTCGTTCCCGGCGCTCGATGGCTCTGGAGTTTCCTTATTGGGCAACGGACACGGGGCTGTTTGGGGAGAAGATACGCTTTGACTTCGACCTCGACACCTACCTGCGAAAGCTCGATGAGTGCCCCCGCGAGCGGTGTTTGTTCGCTACGGCGCCAGACGTGTTCGGGGATGGCGAGGCAACTTTGCGGCTCTCTTTAGAGGTGCTGCCGAAGATTTGCGCTCTCGGCTTCCCGGCTGCTTTCGTAGCGCAGCCGGGGCTACCGGAGATGCCGTGGGACGAATTCGACGTGCTTTTCATGGGCGGACCTAACGAGTTCAAGACGCCCGACGACTCGGAAGGGATGGGCTACTTTCGAGAGGCAAAGCGGCGGAACAAGTGGTGCCACCTCGGGCGCGTGAACTCGGCCAAACGCTACTGTTGGGCGAGAGAGCGTGGCTACGATTCCGGTGATGGCACACAGCTTGCTTTCCAGCCTGACAACTACACACCGGGGGTCATCCGGTTCGTCACATCTCATCAGCAACTAACTCTGGAGGTCTCGTGAAAGCTTCGTTACCCAAGGGCTACCACCTCGAGCAAACAGAGTCGGGATACCTCCTCACCTCAACCAGAGAAGTAGTAAGACATGAACCTCGCAAAGACCCTCTGCACATGGGATATCGCAGGGTAGTCAGAGTGTCGGGGACCCCCTCGATGTCTCTTCTGAAGGCCATAGCCGAGCTCGACTCGCAGGATAGCCACGTGGAGCTTAGTCAGCTTATTGGTGGGGTTATTCGGTGGGGAGATATTCAAACTGAGGGACCGCCAAAGCCGTCGGGACGAAACCACGACGCCGTAGCACTCCCGAAACTGAAAGAGTTAAGAGTAGAGCAGGGCCTTTCTTCTCAGAGACTGCATGAGCTCTCAGGCGTAAGCTGGAGTCATCTGAAGAGGATGGAGGCCGGAGTAGCCAAAGGCGGCTCTGATGTCTTAGATGCTATCTCGGACGCTCTTGGGTGCGAGAGAGACGAGCTCACCGCGTGAGAGAACGGCAGACCTCGCCCCGGATGGCCCGCATCTTCACCGATGCCCTACTCGGAGATAAGGAAGCACAGACACCTTCAGGAACACCCGTCTATTCCTACTTCGCCACGCTGGATCTCCAGGGGGCGCATAGGGCTTACGAGCAAGTTTACGAGCTGCCGGAGGGGGACCGCTTGAGGGATTTGATGGAGCGGCTCGGAGAGGACGGGAGGGCGCTATGAAAACAAAATCTCAAAAACGCTCTCTAAGGCGCGACTGGTCAGATGCCAGGGTGAAGGTAGCGGAGGAGGGATGCTGCCGCCTGTGTGGTCATATACCGGCCTCTGAGAGCCTTCTGGAAGCTGCCCACGTCATAGGCCGCAAGCACGATCCTATCCTCTCTGGCCCAAACGGAGGGAAGTACGTCTATGTGCATCCCGACTCGATCATCCCTCTGTGCGGTCCCTTTACTCACGGGAACTGTCACATGAGATACGACCGGGGCGAGGTGGACTTACTTCCCTTCCTGAGACTACACGAGCAAGTTAGAGCGGTAGAGGATGCCGACGGGATTATCTCGGCGCTGAAGAAGACAACGGGAGGAGTGAATATTCATGAATAACCAAGAGGGCATGGGTACGGTCGAGTTCGTGGCGGTTCTTCCCGAGACAAAAACAGCCGTCCAGCTCCACAGAGACGGAGCATCCATAAAGCTCGACATACCCCTCTCTGAGAAAGCGGCCATCCATCTTCTCGCGGCTTATGGGTTTGACAAAAGACTAAGGGTTACGGTGAGGGAGGACGGATGAGGGGAAAGGTAAGGCGGGCGGTCATCGCCTATATGAACTCCCTGGAGCCCGGTGAAGAGGTAAGGATGCATGACATCCTGGCCGGCATCGACTCCGAGGCGTTCGGCCTTCCGCATGAGAAGCTGCATACGAAAATCAAGGAAGATCTTACCAACCTGACTCGCCGCCGCTACCTTCACAAGAGGCGCGTAGAAGGGCCGCCTGCGGCCGTCTACTACAGGCGAGCCTTGCGCGACATTCCAGAGGATTGGGGTGCTCCCAAGCGTCTGAGGGAGCACGTCGAATGATTACCCAAACATTACCCGAACGCTTGAGCGAATCGCTTAGGTATGGGATGATTAGAGGAAATCGCCGGTCGCGACGCTGCCAACGTCCACCGGCTCTAGCGCCTGATAAGGAGGTCGCCAGGGATGAGCAATGATAGCACGACGTGGGTCGAGATAGAGGACGCCGCCCTCGCCAAAGGTTTCACCCAGATACCCAATGCAATCACCCGAAGCCCCAACCTCTCGATGCAAGCCAAGTTCCTTTACGGCTTGCTCCTCTCGTATGCTTGGCAAGACCCTGACACCTTCCCCGGCCTCGAGAGGATGCGAAAGGACACCGGAGCGAAGGTGGATACGCTTCGGAAGTACATACAGGAGCTCGTGGATGCGAGGCTCCTGGAGGTCAAGCGGCGCGGGCAGGGCAGGACGAATCGCTATGTCTTCAAGACCATCCGCAACATACCCCGAAAGGGGGGTAACAAGACCACCCCCAACGGGGGGCATCAAGATAACCCCCAGGCGGGGGTATCTAGACCACCCCGAGAGGGGGGTACTACTAATACGCAGAAGTACAAAGACTCAGAGGACAACACATCTAACGATGTGGAAGGCACGCCTTCCCCGGGCCAGTTCGTAGGTTACCTAAGAGAAGAGTTAGACGGCTCCGGCGTACCTCTCTTGAGAAACCGAGAGGACCGCTACGCCGGAGAGTTCAACAAGCTCATCAAGAAAGGCATCACCGAAGATTTGCTCTACAAGGTCTGCGACCGCATCGTTGAGAGGTGGAAAGCAGATGAGCACCGCAAGCTAACAGCAGAACAGGCTTTAGAGGATGTGGTGAACGGCAAACCTCCGACACATCTCAAAGACAGGCGGGACGCCGTGAGCAACTCCTACGGCGACACCCCCCAGGCCAAGCGCGAAAGGGAGAGGCGGCGCAAGGAAGGATACGAGGACCTCTTCGACAAACCTGCGCCCGACCTCGAGGAGATGAGGCAGAAATGGGAGAGCGAAGCTAAGGCGGCATCGTGAAGGCTTCGCCAGGTGACGAGGTAATCATCACCGGACACCCCGAACGCTACGGTTGGATGGCGGAGCTCGTCGGCAAGGTGGCTAAGGTAGAAGCCAAGGGCAACGGCTACCTACTCTCTGGCCTTTCCTGGCCTGAAGGTCCGGTATGGATAGGAGCTGCTTACCTGAAGCCAGCAGAAAGTGAGGCGGCATGACCGGCAAATCCCTGGCCTCAGAGACAAGCAGCACCCTGCCAAAGCGCATCCCTCTCTCAGACCACCAGTACGTCCAGAAACGAGAAGCTCTATGGAGATTAGCTAGAGAGGAGGGACCACTGAAGTGCAAGGGTTGTGGATATCCCGTGAGATTAGGCAACAGGGAGCGGGGGACTTGTGATGCTTGCGGAGCTAAGGAGGTGGGATGAGCGACATGAAGCTAGAGGAGCAGGCTTACCTTAACAGACTAGAGGAGCGCTACGGATTGCCGCAGTATCAAACCAAGAAAGGCAAGGAGCTACCTGAGTCCTTCCTCTCGATGCCACTACCGGGAAGCAGACAGGCTTTTGACCCTAGAGCTGCGGAGGTGGGGAAGAGGATAAGGAGATGGAAGGACGGGGGGTGTCTTTGAGCGGGGAGGGGACGGAGGGAGAGAAGCTGGCGCGAGAGGCCCAGGAAAAAGCGTACGAAATCCAGGTGTTTGTCGATAAGTACCGTATCGACCCTGCCAACTACCTCACCACACACGCCGCGCTCGACGCCGACCATGCAGAGGCGGAGTGGTTTGAGTCTGTCGCCCGCGCCCTACTCTCTGACGCACATCGCCTCCAGGAGCTCGAAGGGGAGAACGAGAACTTGAGGGAAGCCCTGACAAATGTTCGGGTTTTCGTGGAAGCGGTGGCCCAATACTACGAGAGCCAAGGGTATCCCGGTATGGGGGTCAATTGTCGTGAGTTTCTACGTAGCTTGGAAGAGGCGCTGGGGGAATCCTCCGGCGAGGCGGGACCTGTAGGGCGAAGCTAGGAACTTGAGGGGGAGGATGGACAGAGAGCAGATAGAGAAGAACTCCTGGCAAGTTCTCAAGTATCTTGAGAGCTGGCATCAGATAGAGCCTTCGGTGGGCCAGAACGAGCAACCCTACGACCACAAGGCCAAAGGCACCACTCGTCCTCCTTGCTCGGAGAACGCCGTGGACTTGATGATAGCCAACCGCGAACCGTCGAGAGTCCTAGAGCCCATCCTTCGCAGACTCAAGGGAACTGCATACGGAGGCGTCATCAAGGCCATACGCCATGACCCGGCAGCCATCCCTAACTGGAGAGGAGCACAGGGTAAGGAGTGGCGGGGCGCAAGAGGCTTATGCCGTATAGTCGCTTGTTCTCTAGCCAAAGAGCACGACGGACCCGATGGACCATACGAGCTCAAGGTAGCCATCACCAAACGCGAGGTAGAAGACGCTCTGAAGAACCCGAACCACGACCCACCCGGTAAAGTGAGAACTTACACGGCACATTACTCCTACCGCATCATAGACTCACAAATTGAAGAGCTTATGGCACAGGGATACTCGGAGATGGCGGCAAGGCAGTACCTGATGGACCGGGGCGTAAGCGCTCCGAGGATTACGAGGGCGCGGCAGTTCGTTAGAGAGGAGAGGGTGGCGTGAGGGCGCTTGGGTGGTTCTTGTTTTCGGTGGCTTGTACGGCCTTCGTGGTCTATATGGAATGGCCCGACTTAGCCTATTGCAACCCGAACGGGGCGTGTGTTCTTGAGTTGGGTCGAGTCATCATGGCCTACCTGCTAATCGGCGGCGGCACGTTTGCGGCCTACCAATTCTCCAAGATAGGCGAACGGTCGTGAGGGAGGAGGGGGTGAAAACCAATAACAAGTCTTACTTGACGAATTCCAGCTACGTATGCTATTTTTGTACTTGTAGAGTTGTCGCTGGAGAAATCCGGCGGCTTTCCCTTTAGCCCCGGACCTACCCCCCTCCACGCGATAGGCCCAAGCCTCATCGTCCCTTTCCCACCTTTAGGGTTGAACATCTGCCGCGCTCTTCTCCGGTGGATGTGTCCGGGGCTTACATCTTTAAGAAGGAGACATGCGAGACCTCACCGACAAGCAGCGGCTGTTTGTGGCTGAGTACCTCGTGGATCTCAACGCTACCGGAGCGGCTCGTAGGGCTGGATACTCAGATGGGAACATCGGCCGCCAGCTCATTACGAAAGATAACGTTAAAGCTGCAATCGACTCTGCTAAAGCGAAGAGGGCCGAACGCACGAGGGTAAGTGCCGACAAGGTAGTTAGGGAGCTCGCCCGCCTCGCCTTCACCGATATGCGCTCGTTCGTTGAGTGGGGGCCAGAGGGCGTGAAGCTCAAGAATTCCACCGAACTGATAGACGACGACTCCGCGGCTGTTACAGAGGTTTCGGAGAGTTTCGGGGAGAACGGGCGGACGCTCAAGTTCAAGCTCGGGCACAAAGATTCTGCTCTCAAGATGCTGGCACAACACATCGGCTTGCTCGAAGGCCCCCGAGATATGGGCGCGATGGTCGATTCGTTCTTAGCCGGAGCGCAGACGGTCAAGGACATGCAGACTGAGGATTTGAGTCAGTGAATGCAGTGGAGTCCGAAGCAAGCCTCCTACCTCGCCCATTCCGAGGCGTTCATCAACATCGCGGACGGGGCGATTCGCTCGGGCAAGACCCACGCCGCCCTAGCCCGCTTCTCTGAGGAGTGCATCAAAGGACCTGCGGGAGACTTCGCCGTATTCGGCAAGACAGAGAGGACGGTAAGGCGTAACGTCGTCTACCCTCTTCAGGCTCTTCTACCTGGAGCGATAAAGCATGTACAGGGTTCTGGAGAGCTCTACATCTTCGGCAGAAGGTGCCACGTGATAGGGGCCAACGACGCACGAGCTGAAGAAAAGGTACGAGGCTTGACTTTGGCCGGGGCGTACATGAATGAAGTGACTCTCTACCCCAAGGACGTCTTCGACCAGACCCTCGCACGTACCCTTTCGATTGAAGGTGCGAGGATATTTGCGGACTGCAACCCCGATTCTCCTTATCACTGGCTCAACACCGACTACCTCGAGGCCGACCACCCGAAGGCATACTTGAAGAGGTGGCGCTTCAGACTACCGGATAACCCGGTCCTACCACCCGCAAACGTCGAGATGCTCAAAGCTCTGTACGGGCCCGGGACGCTGTTCTACAGAAGAAACATCGACGGCGAATGGGTAATGGCCGAAGGTGCCGTCTATGACCAGTTGGATATAAGACCGGGAGGTGCTCACGTTGTTACCGAACGGCCCGAAAGGAATGCCTACGAGAGAGTTGTCGTGGGCGTCGATTACGGCACCTCAAACCCCACTGTCTTCCTTGCAGCTTGAAAGGTGGGCAAGACATGGACTGTCTTTTCAGAAGAACGCTACGAAGGCTCCGCCACCGGAACAAGGCAGAGGACTGACGCTGAACATTCAGCAGCCTACGCCCGGTGGATTCGCTCTCTTGGCGTTGCTCCTTCTTCTGTGGAGGTGGACCCGTCAGCCGCATCCTTCAAGCTCCAACTCAGGCAAGACGGCGTAAGGGGCGTGAGGGACGCCGACCATTCGGTGCTTGATGGCATCAGAGTGGTCAGTACAGCGCTCACGAACGGGACGCTGAAGATTCACGAGTCCTGCGAAGGGTTACTCAAAGAGATGTCAACGTATGCGTGGGATGAGAAAGCACAGGAGAGAGGAGAGGACAAGCCGTTGAAGATTGCAGACCATGGCCCTGACGCTCTCCGCTATCTGTGTATGCGCGTCCTCGGCGGCCGTCAGACTGCGCTCAGGGTGGTGCGCTAGTGCAACCCGTAGAGCGCCGCATCCTCCTTGACACGAAACGCAGGCACACCCTCTATGACATATGGGATGAGGTAGTCACCTTCCTCTGGAGAACGTATTCAGGAGGCAGGGAGTACCGCACAGGCGAGCCCTACATGCTGGACAAGTACCCACGCGAGACCGATGCCGTCTACTCCGCAAGACGTGACAGGTCCTACTACCTCAACTTTTACGGTGCTGTCATTGACGCTTATATTTCTTCCGTTTACAAGAGAGACCCCGTAAGGGAGCCTGCGGAGCTAGAGGAGCAGGACACTAGGGAGGTGCCCGCAAGCCCTCAGACGGGCATACAGACGCCTCTCGTGGCAACTCAGGTCGAGGAGCCGGAGCTTACACCCGCCATGCAGGAGTTCATGGAAGATGCAACGGGAGCGGGACATTCCCTAACGCGCTTCATCCGCGAGCAGGTGACGTTCTCACTTGCCGCAGAACGTGCCTTTGTCGTGGTCGACGTCGCTGCCTCGGGTTTCCCGTACTGCCACTCCCTACATCCCGCGAACCTCCTGGACTTCGCACTGGATGAGGATGGGCTGTTCTTGTGGGCACTTGTAGCAGAGAAGAGAGTCTACGAGTCCGACCCGTTTGAATCGAGGGTAGAGGAAGACCAGTTTCGCCTGTGGCTGCCGGATGAGTGGTTCCTCTTCGACTCCGATGCTCACCAGATAGAGCACGGTCCGAACAGAGCGGGACGAGTGCCTATCGTTGAGATAGACGGCTCCGAGGTGAACCTTCCCGCTTACGACATCGGGCAGGTAAACCGCCGCATTTACAACCTCTGCTCTCAGCTAGACGAGATACTGATAAACGTCACGTTCCCGCAGATGTACGCGCCCGGTGATGGGATAGCGAACGCCGAAGGCACATCCATCTCCTCAGACACTACGCCTATCGAGGTGGGTACGGCGCGGATGCTCCTCATTCCCGATGAAGCGAAGATGGCACCGGGATTCCTGGCACCCCCGGATGGACCGGCCAAGCTACACATCGAGGAACGCGAGCGTCTCATCGGTGCTATCTACTCTCTAGCGGGTTTGGAGAGGAAGGACCCGGACGCGCAGAACCCGCAGAGTGGTGTGGCAAAAGCCTATGACTTCCGAGAGACCAACGCCCGTCTCGTATCTCTAGCACAAACAGCAGAAAGGGCGGAGCTAGAGATATTCGAGCTCGTCAACGCGTATGGTCTTCCGGGTGAGGTCAACGTTTCCTACTCCAAAGACTTCAACGTCCGCGACTTCGCCGCCATGTTAGAGGCGTACCTGGAGATAGAGACGGCCAAGCTGCCCGCTGTCGTCAAGAAACGCGCCGCACTTGACCTCTCGATGGCTATAGCTGAGGAAGCTACGGAGGATGAGAAGAAGGAGATTCGGGAGGCTGTTGAAGCTATGGGAGATGAGGACTTCAGCGACACTACACCTGACTTACTCTCGGTTATCAGGCCGCGCACTAACCGGGCTGTAGGGCAACCCGTGGAGACGCCAGCGGGAGAGGAGGCTTAGTGGAGAGCACCACATGGGAGAAGGTCTATAGAGAAGAGGCCGAAGAGATAGCAGAAGCCGTTGCCCGTCATAACCTAGTCGAGTGGCCGCATACGTGGCCCGCATCAACACATCCTGATGGTTCCGAGTCGGGAGACCCCAAACCTATCAAGTGGGACCCCGAGCCTGAAGAGTATCAAGAGTAACGGAGTTAACCCTTTCGCGGACAGACCGCGATACCAACTGAAGGGAAGAGTATGACAGAACAGCAGCAGGATACGAGCGCCGAGACTCAGCAAGAGGCGACTCCGACCATCCCGAAGTACCGCTTTGATGAGGAGTCCCAAAAGCGTAAGGCCGCGGAGACCAGGCTTGCCGAGATAGAGCGCGAGAGGACCGAAGCTGAAGAGGTATCGGCACAGCAGCAGGGTGAGTACCAGAAGTTAGCTGAGAAGCGCAAGACTCAGCTAGAGCAGAGGGACGCCCGCATCAAGGAACTCGAGGCGCAGATAGTTGCCGATGCGAGGCGCCGCGCCTTCGTCTCCGCATCGCAGGGCATCATCCTGCCCGAAGCCTTAGACGATGCGTTCTCGATGATTTCAGAGGATGAGTTCGCAGACCCCGAGGACGAGACGGCTTATGCCCGAATCGCCGAGGGACTTGCGGACAAGAAGCCCTACCTCGCCGATTCGGTGAGAGGCTCCGGTTCGGGTGGTTCGTCCCGTCCCGTTCTCACCGGGTCTTCGAGGAGAGAGCAGGGCATGACTCCGAGTGGCCGCAGACGGGCGCAGTTCCCGTTTAACGAGAAGAGGAGCAAGCCTCCGTTTAAGTAACCAACCCGAGTAGTACCCGACGCCCCTAAAAACGGGGGCGTCTTTTCATATCCCCACGCGGACGAGCCCGCGATACCAAAGCGAAGGGAGCCATATCTGACCAATCAATAAGAAAGGAATACTAACGTGGCACCCCCACTTAACCGTACAAACCACGCACTTATCGTCCCCGAAGAGACGAGCTACGACATCATCGCGGATGTCTACGACTCCTCCGCCATCCTCCAGCTTGCCGACGTTCGGCCCATGACCGCAGCAGTCGAGAACGTCGTCATCTCGGATGGGTTCACGTGGCCCGCAGGCATGGAGAACGTCGCGGAAGGCACCGCCAAGCCGGTTGCCGAGGGCGCGATGGCTACCTACGAGCTCGTCGCCAAGAAGATGGCGGTCTTCGTGGTGGTCACCGATGAGCTTCTGGCGGACTCTCCGGTAGATATCATCGCCTACTACCAGTCAGCCATCACCCAGAGGTTCCAGCAGTTAATCGACATCCATGCCATCGCAGGCGGCGGGCCGTTCGGCGCTGATGGCCTTGAGGACGTAGCGGGGCACTCTAGCGTTATCGGCACGGCCGGTCACGTAGACCTCGCCGGCACCTTCGCGGATGCGTTCGCTGCTGTTGAGGACCTCGACTACGCGGTAACAGGAACGCTCGCCGCTCGTCGCCTCAAGAGCCAGCTTCGCGTTCTTCGGGATGGGAACGACCGTCCTCTCTACATCGACTCTCTGGTGTCCAACACTCCTGACCAGATATACGGTGAGCCGATTCTCTACGTTGGGCGAGGGCTCTTCACGAACACCGCTGACGACACACAGGCCATAACGGGCGACTTCTCCAAGTTCGTCATCGGCATCCGCGAGCAGCTCCAGTTCTCCCTCCACTCCGAGGGTACGGTTGGCGGCATAAACCTTCTGGAAACTAACCAGACGGCACTCAGAGCGGAGATGAGGCTCGGTGGAGTCATCGCCGATGCGGATGCTTTCGCCAAGATAGTCAACGCCGCTGCCTAAGCGAACCTGAGCGAAGCTAACCCCTCCACGGGGCAGTCCTCTCTCCGGCTGCCCCTTCATCTTTACGAAAGGAGTACCAAAGTGGCACGCGACCACCTGAAGAAGCATAAGGTAACTCTGACCGAAAGACGCTTGGTCGGCGGACGCTGGCAGGATGCCGGCACGCAGGTAGAGGTCTACGGCGACGATGCCGACCGCCTCGAGCGCCTTCACGCTGTAGAGGCCAAGTCTCAGAAGAAGAGCTAGGCCATGGCGAGCGGTAAGAGCGACTACCTAGAGAACAAGATCCTCGGCTACATTTACACGGGAGCCGCCTTCACCGCTCCGGGTACAGTCTATCTAGCCCTCTTTACCGCCGCTCCCTCAGATACAGGCGGCGGTACTGAGGTCTCTGGCGGTTCGTATGCTCGTCTCTCGAAAGCAACAACAACATCCTTCTTCACCCTATCCGGCAACCTCATCACCAACGCCGCCGTCTTCGCCTGGCCTGATGCTACGGCCTCGTGGGGCACGGTCACAGCCGTGGGTATCTTTGATGCCGCTACGAACGGCAACCTCCTCCATTGGGGAGATTTGACGGCAAACAAGACCATCGCTTCGGGCGACCGCTTCGAGATTGCCGCCGGCGAGCTGGACATCACCGAGGACTGATGCGCCTTCTTCTCCTCTCTTTGCTCCTGATTCTCCTGGGGACGGCTCCGGCATTTGCCCAGGATAGCTACCTCGATACAGACGGCGACGGCTACTTCGACCCGGTTCCCGCAGAGCAGATAGATGAATGCCCCGATGAGCCTGGCCCCAACCAGGGATGCCCGCCCCCCGACACTGACGGCGATGGCTTTACGGATGACGTGGACAACTGCGTAGATGTCTCGAACCAGTCGCAGATAGATACCGACTCTGACGGTGAGGGTAATGCTTGTGACTCGGATGATGATGGAGACGGCAGGACGGACGCCGATGACTACGATCCGCTCGATGCGAACGTGCAGGACCCGCCAGCACCCCCAGGTGAGGTGCTGTGGACGGGTGATGGTGAGAACGCCACGAACCAGGACTGGACCGATATCCATACAAAGAAGCCCTACTGCGGCGTAACCCCGCAAAGCGGAATAGCACCGAACAACCACGGCGGCTACCACTCAAGGGTCACGTCCAACCCGGCTCCGATGCAGGGCGCATATGCGTACCGGGTCAAGGTAGACGACTCCTACGATTGCTTCCAGGAGCGCACCGAACTCTCACAGCTCGGTAGTAACAACCCCAAGCAATTCAATCCGGGAGATGAGAACTACGAGGCGTTCGGCATATATCTCTTGGCCGACTATAACTCTGCTGACGGCTGCTCTGGAGCGCGAACGTCCTTCCAGCACAAGCCCGTCCCCTCGGATAACCCAACGACTAGTCTCAAGGCGTGCAACAACACCTGGCAGTGGACGACGCAGGGTGGCTCACCGACAAACCCGGACAAGCACACGGACACCATAGGCCCCGTGACGGAGGGTACGTGGTGCCGCTTTCTTCTCCATACGAAGTACACGACTAGCGCTGCTAGCGGCTTGACCGAGGTGTGGAGCGACATCGACAACGGTTGTAACGGGACACTCACACTTCAAGGGTCCAGGGCCAAGCCGACCCTCTACAACAACTCGACGGCCATCCGCGTCAATATGGGCCTTTACCGGGAGGCATCCGATTCCGGCACGGAGACTCTAAGTAATGACGGCTATGCGGTCGGCACGACGCCAGAGATAGTGACGGAGCACGCCTTTGGCACTCCGTTCACGCCGTAGGGGAGCTCTAGGTGGCGTTTCCTGCCGTAGTAGGCGCCGACACCACAACAGGCTTACAAGATACGGCGACCCTCTCACACCCCATAACCCTGCCCGCCAACCGCTCTAACGGCAACAGGCTACTACTGCTGCTGGCCTCAAACACCACCGCCACCTTCTCGGGGCTCCCTGGCGGGTGGACGATACTCGTAAACCAGACCCTCGTTACCGCAACCCGCCGCATCTACATCGCGGAGAAGATAATCGCAGGCGGTGAGGTGGACTTCACCCTGACCGCCTCAGCAACCTCAAGGACGCGCTACCGCTGCTTCCGAATAACGGGGGCGCACGCCTCCACAGCGGGTGAGGCGGCGCACGTCACCGCAACTTCGGCAAACCCTGACCCGCCCAACCTGGACCCTGCGGGGTGGGCGGCAGAGGATACCTTATGGTTTGCCGTAGAGCTGCACACCAACGGTGCAACCCTGGCGAGCGCGGGACCGGCAAACTACACGAACTTTCAAAACGAGAACGTCACGGGTACGGGTGGCGTAGGCTTCTCACACGCAAGACGGGAAGTAAACGCATCAGCCGAGAACCCCGGCACTTTCACCATAGCTGCCTCCAGAGAGTACCGGGCGGCAACGATAGCGATAAGACCTGCCCCTGCCGGTACGGTCCATCAGGGCGCATCTACAATCGCCGGGACATCTAACGTAGCCTCGGCAGGTAAACGTGTAGCGATAGGTAACGCTACGCTCTCGGGCACGTCTTCTGCCGCGCTTGCCGGCAAGAGGGTAGCGCTCTCCGCTACGTCCATCGCAGGCACGTCGTCTCTCGAAGGCAACGGGCGGGCGGTAGCACGAGGCGCGGTACAGCTTGCGGGAACCTCGGCGCTCTCTAGCGTAGGGATTCGCACTCAGCGCGGCACCTTGAGTGTGGCGGGCCTCTCGTCGGTGATTCTCGCGGGCCGAGTCGTGGCGCGTGCTTCGGCGCAGGTGGCGGGCACCTCCTCTCTTGTAGGGGCGGCTCTTCGCGTACAACACGGTAGCCTCTCGGTAGCGGGACTATCCGAGCTTGAAGCGGCGGGACGTATTCTCCTCAGAGGCTCCCTCACGCTCTCGGGGCTCTCGACGCTTCAAGCTGCGGGAGACGTGATAAGCCCTGGCGGTACTGTCCATCAGGGTTCGCTTTCCATCGCGGGGCTTTCCACTCTAGGCGCTAGTGGAGTGGGGGTGAGGGGCGCAGCGGCGTCTATCGCGGGCCTCTCTGCGCTCAGTGCCCAGGGCTTGCGGGTTGCACTGGCAAGCACCTCTATCCTCGGCGTCTCTTCTCTCGAGCTGGCAGGTGTGCGCGTAGCACTCGCCTCGGCGGAGCTCGAAGGGATATCCGGTGTAGAGGTTCTAGCATCCAGGATAGCCCGGGCGAGCGTTCTTATAGAGGGCACGTCGTCTGTTGTGGTTGT